GCCGCCGTGTGTTCGTTGTCGGATACCTTGGAAACTGGCGACCTGCCGCAGCGGTTCTTTTTGAGCGCCACAGCCTGTGCGGGTATCCTGCGCCGAGCAGAGAAAAGAGGGAAAGTGCTGCCTCAACAATTACAACACGCACTGGAGTCAGTCGTAACGCTCACGAAGAGTGTGTAATCGCAGAAGGATTTTATGAAGCAGGTTTTGCTCAATATCAGCAAGCAAATGTAAGTGGCACGATCAAGGCATCAGGCGGTGTACTTGGCGGTGGCAGCGAGGTTTTCTTGGTTCAACCCATTGCCCTTGCTGAGAACACCATAGTGAACGCAACAGGTGTGCATGGTGTGGCGCAGCCAATCAACATTTACGGCGGCAACAAACGCACAGATAGACCAGAAGGTGGTTTTTATGTACGCATGGACGAGGACATCAGTAAGACATTGGATGCTGCTTCTGGCTTAAACCCAACTTGTTCTCAAGGCGGGACGGCGGTGCTGCAACCACTACCATTTGACACCACCCAGATCACATCACCGCAGAATGGCAACAACCCGAAAGCTGGTGACCCATGCCATTCGTTGGCGGCAGGAGCTCATCCTCCAGCGATTGCACAGCCAATTGCTTTTAGCCGCAATGATGATGGACGGGATGCAACCCATAACTTAGCGCCGACTATGCGAGTGGCGGGTAACGCTGGCGGGATGCTTGGTATTGCCACATCAATGGCAGTACGCCGCTTGACACCAGTGGAGTGTGAGAGGCTCCAAGGATTCCCAGACGGCTACACCGACATCCAGCCCAAGGGCAAGGCAACGCCTGATGGCCCACGCTACAAGGCACTGGGCAACAGCATGGCCGTGCCCGTCATGGCATGGATTGGCCAAAGGATTCAACAGGTAGAGGACATATTAGGGTAAGTCCTAATAAATTTGTTTGATCTTGCTGCTGTATTGTGTAATTTGCGGTTACACTAACATCACGGTCAGCAAGACCGGTAACACCAAAAGGACAGCGAAATGACAAACGAAATCGAAACTGTAATCAAGACCAAAGACGGCGTAAGGGTCAGCATCGACACATGGGACAACGGCGGCGCGTGGCTGCACCTGTCAATGAGCCACGGGACCGCGTCGGCGATCTTGACCCGCTCCGAGGCCGAGCAACTGCTGGCTGGCCTGCAGGCCGTGCTGGAGGTGGCAGCATGAACACCTACGAAATATTTATTGACGGCGACTTCTGGGACGAGGTCGAGGCCATTGACGAGGCTGGAGCCATTGATGTGGTCTTTGAGCGGCTGGACGGCAAGGTAGGCGAGGAGATCCACGCCGAGCTTGTGGAGGGCTCAGAAGAGCCCGGCATCTGCCCGGCATGCAACGGCAGCGGGGAGGGCCAACACGAGGGCTCACGGTGCCATTACTGCGGCGGCTGGGGGGAAGCATGACCAAAGACGACATCATCAAGCTGGCGAGGGAGGCGGGGCTGTTTGTACACAAAGAGGTGCAGCCAGAGCTTGAGCGCTTTGCCGACCTCATTGCTGCACACAAAGCAGAAGTCATCACTGCCGAGGCTTACCGCTGTGGCTACAAGGACGGCATGGAAGCAGCCGCTGTTGTTTGCGAGAACGTAGCAGGGATGTACCAACACGCGCACAACGCAAGCAGCGAGAACATTGCCGACGAGTGCGCTGCTGCCATACGTGCAAGGAGAACGACATGACTGACCGAGAATTGTTGGAACTGGCGGCGAAGGCTGCGGGAATGGAGGTGATTCACGATGCCGCAGATCGAGGGTTGTGGATACATGGGGTAGAAGATGAGTGGAACCCCATCACCGACGACGGCGATGCCTTGCGGCTGGCGGTGAAGCTGGGCATGTTCATGCGTCAGCTTGTGCGGGAGATACCGCGCTCCGAGTATGTCGCCGACCCCTATGCCGCAACCCGCCGCGCCATCACCCGCGCAGCAGCAGAAATTGGAAGGACAACGACATGAAAGACGATGACGAAGATCAATTTTTGTTCGCCTACGGCTGGATCGACACCGCCTTGGCGATTGTTCTGACGCTGTTGGCAATGGCGGCGTTATTCTTTATCGCGGGGTATTTGATATGAGCCGCTTACTACACGCTGCCGCCCGTGGGGCGAGGATACAAGAGCAAAGACAATTTGGCTCAGAGTGGGTGGACACTGTTTGCATCGTGATACCGGACTATGAAGTAACACCGCAACGCATCCACCCAGATGACGCCCACTTGCAGTACGGCCCTATCAGCACGGCGCTGCGGGAGATGGCGGAGACGTGTACACGCTCTTCATCATGGGCGGGGTTTCTGGCTTCATTTGCCGCAAATGAATACACCATGTATTTTGATTCTCGGCAAGGTGAGCCTGACTACCCGCTTTTTTATTTAATCTTGGCCGAGTTCTTGGCCGATGAGGGGCTGTGATGACACACAACGACGAAGCAGACACACTGTTAATCGTGTACCAGCGCGGGTTTTCGGACGGCAAGCAGGCAGCACAGCGCAAGCCGCTGACACATGAGCAACGACTTGATTTACTTACAGCGTTTGAAAAACATAAAAAAGATTGGAATGCCGAATCAGTCTTGATTGACATGATAGAAGCCGCCCACAACATCAAGGAGCAACCATGACGGACCAACTGAGACAAGCCGCGCAGCAGGCGCTGGAGGCGTTGATTGATGCCGCTAATGTGTTGTCAGCACCAATGTTCGCAGAAGCTGTTGCCTCCCTACGCACCGCGCTGGCGATGCACCAAGTATCCGACTTCGCCCAAGCACAAGAGCAGCAAGCCAAGATGCGTATGCCGAAGGTGGGCGACAAAGTGATTTGCCTTGAAGACGAAAGCCTTGGGGAGGTTGTGTCTTTGACCGCTGGCGGGTCGCCTGACATTACCTTTGACGATGGCAGTCGCGGGACATATTTGTTGCGTGAGTTTGCGGAGCTGTTTGGCTATGTCGCCGCACCCCAGCAGCAAGCCGAGCCGGTGTATCAATGGCGTAAACGTGGCGCACTGCTGTGGCATGACGGATACCCCGAGTTGAAAGATTACACTGAACCGTTGGAATCCAGAACGCTTTACACCACCCCACCCCAGCAGCAAGCCGAGCCTATTTGCCCAGAGTGCAAAGCAGCAGTGCTTTATGAGTGTGTAGCTTGCAGCAGCAACAACTATCCACCCAAGCAGCAAGCCGAGCCGGTGGCGTGGGATGTTTTTGAGTTAAGGCTGTATGGCGCACCGCAAGAAAAGCAACACCGCGTTTTGTGGGTAGATCGGTATACGTACCCAGACGGATCAACACCAGATTTAGACAGTCTATTAGAAGCGGCAAAGACGGAAGGGGGTATTGACGGAAGGGCAAAAACTCTGCACGTTCGACCCCTTTACACCGCCCCACCCCAGCGCCAATGGGTAGGGCTGACGGATGAGGACTTTTTGGAAGCCTGTCAGCTTGCAGAGCATGGGAATTATCTGGTTGCGCTTCAGCGCATACAAATCAAACTGAAGGAGCGCAACACATGAAGGAATCATTGACTGAAAAGGTCGTAATTGCTACAATGTTCATAGGGTTTTTGGTGATTATTTGCCTGCTCCCTGACATGTAAAAAGCGAAATGAAAGCGAAGAGAAACCGAATTGGTTTCGACCGGCAACACCGGGGACATCAAACAACATGGAGAGAAATCATGGCAGAACGCATTTACATCGTACACAGTGCCCAAGGCACCCGTCTCGTCAAGGCCAACTTGCGCCAGCAGGCCCTGAGCCACGCAGCCAACAGCACCTTCACGGTCCGAGTGGCGACTCAGGATGATCTGGTAGCCCAGCTCACGGCCGGGGTCAAGATCGAGCAGTTCCGCGCACCTGATCAGGCAGAGCTCATCGAGGGCAGCGAATCCCCGGGAAACTGATACCATCTCGTCATCTAACGGACGAGGACTAAGGTCATGCCAGAAACCGCCGCAAAGCCATCAAAACAGCCCGCCACGCGCAAAACGACCAGAAGTGAGAAGGTAGTACGCCCGGGAGTCTACGAAGCTCCTGTGGCTCCCAAGAGGACAGGTAAATACACCCCAGAGCTTGCACAGGAGATCTTCCATCGCATCAGCATGGGAGAGTCGTTACTGAAGATCTGCGGGGAGGAGGGTATGCCAACGCGTCAGGCTGTCTACAACTGGGTGAGTGGCGACGAGTCCCTCGCTTTACAGTTCGCACGCGCCCGTGAGGCTGGTTGTGACGCCATGGCTGAGGAGGCTTTGCAGATAGCCAACACCCCGATATTTGGCCAGAAGAAGGTGTACACCATAGGCGGGAATGATGATGGCGTGACGGTGACCGAGGAGGACGCGCTTGGCCACAGGAAGCTCCAGATTGAGACCCGCCTGAAGCTGATGGCTTGCTGGAACCCCAAGAAGTACGGAACCAAAGTCCAAATGGGCGGTGATCCCGGCAACCCCATCAAAATTGAGGCGCAGGTGGAGGCAGAGAGCCTGTTAGCTGCAATCCTCAAGAACGCAGAGCTCAAGAAGCAAGTCACGGTGAATGAGTGACATTGCCTCGATAGTCGCTGACCCGGAGGTCCAACGGCATCTAGCGGCTGCCAGCCCTGAGTACCGCCTAGCGTGGGCTTGGCGCATGAGCTGGCTGGCTACCCAGCACGACCATCAAACCCTGCCGCCCGGAGACTGGTGGTCGATCTGGCTGATGCTGGCTGGACGTGGAGCCGGGAAGACCCGCACGGCTGCCGAGCAGATCGCTTGGTGGGCGTATGAGGAGCCCGGCACCCGCTGGCTGGTGGCAGCACCCACCTCGGCCGACGTCCGGGGAACCTGCTTCGAGGGCGACTCTGGCCTGATGACCGTCATACCGAAGAGCCTGATCGCTGACTACAACAAGACCGCCCACGAGCTACGCCTGACCAACGGGTCGCTGATCAAGGGCATCCCGGCGTCCGAGCCTGAGCGCTTCCGGGGTCCGCAGTTCCACGGGGGATGGTGCGATGAGCTGGCGGCGTGGGAGTACATCCAAGAGGCTTGGGACCAGATTCAGTTCGGCATGCGACTGGGCAAGCGCACCCGGATGATCTGCACCACCACTCCCCGGCCGAAGGACCTGATCATTGAGCTGATCGGCCGGGAGGGTGACGACGTCGTGATGACAACCGCCTCGACCTACACCAACCTTGGCAACCTGTCGGAGAACTTCCGCAAGCAGATCCTTGCTTATGAGGGCACGACCCTTGGGCGGCAGGAGATCTACGCCGAGATCATCGACCCGGAGGAGGGCGGCATCGTCAAGCGCGACATGTTCAAGCTCTGGCCAGCCGGGAAGGCGTTCCCCCGCTTCGAGTACATCATCCAGTCCTACGACGTGGCCACCAGCGAGAAGGTCCAGAACGACCCGACCGCCTGCATCACGTTTGGGGTTTTCAAGCCACAGGATTCCCCTATGAGCGTCATGGTCATTGACTGCTGGCAGGAGAGGATGCAGTACCCCGACCTGCGGCCCAAGGTGCTCGAGGAATACGAGAACGTCTTCGGTGAGGGCAAGGACCGCAAGCGCGTGGACCTCCTGCTGATCGAGGACAAGTCGGCCGGGATCTCCCTGATCCAAGACCTCCAGCGTGCTCACCTGCCCGTCAGGGCGTACAACCCCGGGCGGGCGGACAAGCTCCAGCGGCTGAACATCGTCTCCAACATCATCGCCCGTGGCAGAGTGTGGGTGCCTGAGTCTGACCACCGCAAGGGCTACGTCAAGGACTGGGCAGAGGGCTTCATCAGCCAGATCTGCTCGTTCCCCGAGACCACCCACGACGACCTCGTGGACGCCTGCACGCAAGCCCTGCGCTACCTGCGGGACGCCGGGTGGCTCGAGATCGACCCGCCGCCCCGGGATGACTGGGACGACGACGACTACGCCGACACCGGCAGGCAGAAGAAAACAAACCCCTATGCAGTCTGATCAATCTGTGGTACAGTGGAGTTGTTGCCATGGAAAGCGACAAAGACTGAAAGCCGTTACTCATGCCTTCGCCCTTGGCCCACCGCCCGGGGTTTCCATCGAAGGCAGTAGTAACGGCTTTTTGCATTTCCACGGCGACCCTCAGAGCGGGTTAGCTAACGGGCCAATGTCGGGGCCGCACTCATGTACCGATGGCATTGCAGTCGCGACCCCGATGCCGGTGGCGTTCCATAGCGACCACGAAAACGAGCAACACAAACCGACAGCGGCCAGCCCACGTTACGGGCGCTCGATAGACAGAATATGGCGTTCAGCGTGCAGCAGTCCTACAGGATGGCTGAAGACCCTCAGGTCGGGAGTCTTGGGGTCGCGCTATGGTCAAATCAAACTCCAACGTTTATGATGGCGGCATTCCCGCGAAAGGTCCTGAGAATGAACCGTCCAACCCCTGCCCCGCTCAAGCCAATCAAGCTGCCTGAACTAAAGCCAATTGGAACCAATTCGGTTTCCAAGAAGCAGTCTTTGCAGGAGTGGCATGCGGCCGGTGGAGGGGTTCCCCTGCAGTACAAGGGCCGGGAGCATGTCTGGCACGCCAAGGTCAAGAAGTTCGCCGAGGGTGGCGAGGTGCAGATGAAGAAGGGCGGTGACCCGCTCGACGAGTTCAGCCCCCCGCGCTACCGATCGGCCGGACGCAGGCCGGAGAGCCAGCAGGATCGCAAGGCTGCCGCCAACATGCCCATGGACTTTGCCCGTGGCGTGGCCTCTGGCGTCCTTGGGGCCCCCGGCGACATCGAGTCCCTGATCCGGATGCTGCCCGGCCTTAACGAGCGCACCGTGCTCCCAACGTCCGAGGACATTGAGAAGCGCATCCCCCTGCGCTCAGACACGCCTGCTGGCCGAGCGGCTGCCGGACTGGGGACACTAGCCGGAGGCTTCTACATGGGGCCGGGAGCGCCCATACGCCTCGTTGGTGGCCTACCGCAGGCCGTCTACAAGGCAGGCAAGGACTTCGCTCAGGCTGCCGGTCGTCCTGCTGCCAACGTCGTCAAGCCCAAAGGCGGCAATTGGTTGAAGGGCAGCGTAGAGGATTCATTGGCAGATTTGAAGGGCAGAACACTTTCGCCAGAAGAAATGGCGCAAGCTAGAGAAGCCATAAAACTATCTAGAAACCCCGAGTACACCGCTGGCGCTTCAAGAAGGCTTGATGAATACGATGCCAACCTCAGCCTCAACAACTTCATTGACAAGAAGATTGCGCCGTACATCCGCAATGACATGGCTACGCCAGACGACCCCTTGCGTGCAATGGCTGAGAAGTGGGCTGTAGAAAAACCAGCCAAGCTGGCTCAAGTACAAGCTCGGATTGATGCCTTTGGCAAAAAGATGGCGCAAACGGCTAGGGAACGTGGCGTGCCTGTTGAGGAGCTGACTTCCATGCGCCAGCAGATGATTGGGCTAGAAAAGGAGAGGGATCTGCTACAGGCCAAGGAGGCGCTCCACACCTACAACGCAGAAGATGCAATGCATGGTGATTGGTTGCCGGAGCAAGTGGCCTTGGCGCGGATGAGGGCCGGGTTCCCGACGCACGGGGTGGGTGTTTCTCCTGTTGCTCGAGCATGGGAGAACGCCTCTGACAATTTTATAAATGTGTCAACGGCTGGCAAACACAATCTTCCATTGTCCCCCTCTGAGGTCAGCAGGGGGCTGAGGTCTACGGTTGATGACAATCCTTGGATAGCCAAAGTACCTCCAGAAACCCCTGTCTACTACCCTGAGGGGTTTGGCATGTCTCGGAATGTCAACGACATTGGCTTTGATCACTTGATAGATGAACTGCGCAATGCCACAAGACCTACATCCGACTTGCCAAAAAACTTGCTGATTGACCCTGCTGATTTGAGCAAGATCACGCTGCCCCAAGCGGTTGATCGTGTATCTGACATCAATGCATGGCGTGCCACACAGAAAATGGAGGCTGACCTTCTGAAGGCTAACAATGAGGCTACGCAATTATTCAAGGACTACCCAGACAAAGGAATGAAGTGGGTGGAGTTGCGCCAGCCAGAGCCCAAGTTGCCAGAAGGCGCGGTGTTTGAAGAGTACAACGGGATGCAACGCCTGTTCGGTCCTGATGGTGAATCTCTCAGCATTGGAGCAACCAAAGAAGAGGCAACTAAGCTTTACAAACGCAAAGAACGAGAGAAGCAGCTAGAAGACGCGCTCAAGTACGAAGGCGACATCATGAAACATTGCGTCGGCGGCTACTGCCCTGACGTGCTTGAAGGCCGCAGCCGCATCTATAGCCTGCGAGATGCCAAGGGTGCGCCTCATGCAACGGTTGAAACCAAGCAAATAGGAATGACTCCAGAGCAACGCCGTTACAAAGTTGGATTTTTAGCTGCACAATTAGAAAAAGAAGGCAAAACGGCTGAAGATGCGTTGCGGCAAGCTGAAAAAATTTACCCTGAAGAATCCAAAGAAAGCATCATCCAAATCAAAGGCAAACAAAACCGCGCACCCAACGAGGAGTACCTGCCCTACATCCAAGACTTCGTGAAGGGCGGCAAGTGGTCTGATGTTGGTGACTTGCGCAACACTGGGTTAACTCGCAAGAGTGATTTGATTGACAAGTTCTCTCCAGATGAACTGGACGCAATTGGCGCTGGTGAATACCTGACCAAGGCCGAGCAAGATGAGCTGTTGCTCAGAGCATTGCGTCCACCTGAAGATGGCATGGCCCATGGTGGTGCAATCCATATGGCCGGTGGTGGCGCTGCCAAGAAGGTTGTTGAAGGGGCCGTCAAGGGCGTCAAGAAGCTTCTGGGCGTGGCGGACGAGGCTCCCAAGGGGGTAGAGCCCATTGTGGTCAAGGCTGCCGAGCGTGCTGCAGCAGGCAAGAAAGCCGCAGAGCTGATCAAGTCGCAGCCGCAAATCAAGGCATCCGAGGCGCTTGGCCAAGCCATGGAGAAGGGCTTCAAGAAGACCACCACCACACAGGCCGATCGCACCCGCGTGGGTGGAGGCAACATTGGTGGCGCACCGTTCTCGGCGATCTCCGAGGCTGACCCAGCCTACGCTGGCAAGGTCTGGGGCGTGATGGACGAGGGCACGGCTGCCCGCTTGAAGAACCTGACAACACCCGACACCGCATGGACTACCATGCTTGGCTCGGCCAACCAGCTCAAGACCAACCCGATCGTGTTTGACAAGCTCAAGAAGGGCTTCCTCGAATCCATGAAGGCAGGCAACCTGACTCCCGAGCTGGAAGCCAAGATCAATCACAACCTTGCGCTGACGTTCGGAGAAGGCGCTCAGATCCGAGATCCAAATATCTGGAAGCAGGCAGATACGTTTGAGAAGCGTGCCGCATTGGCTGACCTGATGATGGGCCAAGGCATCCCACCCAGCAAGGGCGGCGTACCGCTTGGCGGAGAGAAGAGCGGCAAGGGCGTGATCTTCAAGCCGACGGACATCCTGAAGCGCGAGACCGAGCCGGGATTGCTGCACCCTAAGCACGGCGGCAACGCCCCAACCTTTGCGGCTGGCCCACGTCTGTTCAGCATGGACCCGGTGTCTGAGTTCCGGCCAGACCTTCACCCCGGCTTCCCCACGATGATCGGCGGCAAGGACTTGGGCGTGAACATGAATCCCACGCCGACCGAGGTGTACTTGCCTGAGTGGCACAGAAACTTCAAGAAGGCCAACCCAGACCGCAAAGGTCCGGGATACTACGACCTTGCTCTTGGCGTGGAAGGTGAGGGCCTGCCAAGCCAAAAGATTGACGACGAATACATCCGTCACCTGCTGCGCGAGGGTTACAAAAAAGGTGGCCGCGTCGGCGGTTTGACGGCAGCAACCGAGTCGTGAGATTGCCACGACTGACTAAGGAATAAATATGGCGACCCAATTTCCAATTGACCCAGAGTTCAACCGATTCGTCGGCGGCAACCCCGACCAAGCAGAAGAGGCTGGCGAAGAGGTCGTTGACATGCCAGAGATGGACGACGCCGAGCTTGAGGAGCTGCCGGACGGCAGTGTGCGCGTCACCCTTGACACCAAGGGGCCGATGGAGGACGAGGATTTCTACCAGAACCTGTCCGACAGCGACCTGATCCACGACATTGACCTTGACTCGCTTGCCCTGCGCTACATCGAGCTGATCGAGAAGGACAAGCAGGCCAGAAAGCAGCGCGACAAGCAGTACGAAGAGGGCATCAAACGCACCGGCATGGGCAACGACGCCCCGGGCGGGGCCAACTTCAACGGCGCGTCCAAGGTTGTCCACCCCGTGATGGCCGAAACCTGCATTGACTTCGCCTCCCGGGCCATTAAGGAGATGTTCCCGCCTGACGGCCCGACCAAAACCAAGATCTTGGGCGACGTGAATGAGGAGAAAACTGCAGTCGCCGAGCGCAAACGCGACTTTATGAACTGGCAGCTTACCGAGCAGATTGAGGAATTCCGAGACGAGCAGGAGCAGATGCTCACCCAGCTCCCGTTGGGTGGCTCGCAGTACCTGAAGCTCTGGTACGACCAGAAGAAACGCCGACCCTGCTCTCAGTTCCTGCCGATTGACAACGTCTTGCTGCCCTATGCGGCCGCAAATTTCTACACCGCCGAGCGATTCACCGAGGTTGACGACATCTCTGACTGGGATTACAAGCGCCGGGTGGCCTCTGGCCTGTACCGCGACACTGTCCTGTCCCGCTCGACCATGGATCCGGAGATGACCAGCTCCCAAAAGGCGACCAACAAGGTCGAGGGCAAGTCCGAGAACGACAACGAGGACGGTCTTCGCCGCCTGTACCACGTCTACACATGGCTGGAGCTGGAAGACGACCCCGTCACCAAGGGCGAATCAGCCCCCTACATCCTGATGATTGACGACCTGTCAAGCGAAGTTGTCGGCCTGTACCGTAACTGGGAGGAAGGCGACAACACCATGGCCAAAATGGACTGGGTGATTGAGTTCAAGTTCATCCCATGGCGTGGCGCTTACGCCGTTGGCCTGCCGCAGCTCATTGGAGGGCTCTCAGCGGCCCTTACAGGCGCTTTGCGGGCTCTGTTGGACTCTGCCCACATCAACAACGCTGCGACGCTCCTGAAGCTCAAGGGCGGCAAGATCTCCGGACAGTCCCAAGAGGTCGAAGTCACGCAGGTTGTGGAGATTGAGGGTGCCCCGGGCGTTGATGACGTGCGCAAAATCGCCATGCCGATGCCTTTTAACCCGCCAAGCGCGGTGTTGTTCCAACTTTTGGGCTGGCTGACCACCGCTGCCAAGGGCGTTGTGACCACGGCTGAGGAAAAAATCGCTGACGTCAACAGCAACACCCCGGTTGGCACCACTCAGGCGCTGATTGAGCAGGGAGCGGCCGTTTTTAGCTCGATTCACGCCCGTTTGCATGAGTCTCAGGGCCGCGTTCTCAGGGTTTTGAGCCGAATCAACCGCTGGTATCTGGACGACATGCAGCGCGGCGAGGTAGTGGAGGATTTGGACATCAAACGCGAGGATTTTGCCCGCGTGACCGACGTTATCCCGGTTTCTGACCCCCACATCTTCTCTGAGACCCAGCGGATGGCCCAAACCCAAGCGGTGATGGCTGTCATGAAGGACAACCCAGAGATGTTCAACAAGAAGGTGGTCATCCAGCGCTTCTTGAAACAGATCAAGGTCCCCGGCATCAACGAAATCATGGTTGACGTGCCGTCGCCTGTCAAAATGGACTCAGCCAACGAGAATGTGGCCATGGCGATCGGCCAAGCGGCCTACGCCTACCCTGAGCAGGACCACCTTGGCCACATTCAGGCCCATTTGGACTTCGCCAAGAGCCCGATCTTCGGCGGCAACCCCATCATTGCGCCTGCATACCTGCCCAAGGCGGTTGAGCACATCAAGCAGCACATCGTTCTCTGGTACTTGGGCCGCATGACGGGCTATGTCCAGAAGGCCATGGGCCAGAAGATGCCGGAATACGACTTGCAGAAGGACCCCAAGGCCATTGACAAGATGTTTGCACTGGCCTCCCAGCACGTTGAGATGGACGCCGACCAGACGCTCAAGGGCATCATGCCGGTCATCCAGCAGTTGGTACAGGGCATCCAGCAGTTCAAGCCGCAGCCACAGATGACGCCGGACACCAAGGTCCTGCTGGACACCAGCATGGCGGAGACCCAGCGCCGGGCCAAGCGCGACGAGGCCGAGATGGGTCTCAAGGACAAGGAGCTGGCAGCCAAGATCGAAATGGACATGGCCAAGCTGCAGCAGGACCAACAGCATGCAATGGAAGACTTGCAGCTCAAGCTGGCCATCGCCACTGGCGACCGAGACATGAAAGAACGCATCGAAACAGCCCGCCTAACACGCGATGCGGCAAAGCTCAACTTCGAGCAAGTCAAGGCTGAACCAACCCTAGGAGATAGATATGGCAACCAGTGATCAAGAGCAGAAGAGCGTGCAGGTTCCCCAGCACAAGCGCATGGCTATGGGCGAGAAGCTCGACGGCCAGAGCATGAAGGGCGGTAGCGCCCCAACCAAACAATCCGGAGGTCTGTCACAAGCCAAGAAAAAATGAGAACCCTTTCGGACTTGATCGGCGGAATTAAGGCTAGGCAGGCTGAAATAGCCTCGTCCCTCGTTGCTGGTAATGCGACGAACTGGGAGTCTTACACCCGACTGGTCGGTCACAACGCGGGCCTACAAGAGGCCCTCGACATCCTTAACAACCTGATGGAAGAAGATAAAAATGAGTAACCCGGTAGCTTCTAACGAAGCTGAGATGGCTTGGGCATTTCCGAGCGTAGATCCCGGTGCAAAACCTCTTGGCGGACGTATTTTGGTACAACTCCGCCGTACAAAAAAGGCAACAACTGCATCCGGGATCATCTTGGTCGAAGAGACTAAAGAGACCGAAAAGTGGCAAAACATGGTGGCAAAGGTCATTGAGATCGGCCCACTGGCGTTCAAGCATCGTGACACGATGGCATCTTGGCCAGAGGGATCTTGGTGCTCCATGGGCGACTTCATCCGCGTCCCCAAGTGGGGCGGCGATCGCTGGGAAGTCAAAGTCCCCGGCGAGGACGCCCACGAGGACTCCGCCCTGTTTATGGTCCTGAACGACCACGAGGTGATCGCAAAGCTCACCGGTGACCCACTTGCAATGAGGGCCTTTTTATGAGTACCGCAGAGAAAGAAGAGAGCATCAGCGTTGTTGAGGAAAAAGATGGTTCCGTGACGGTTGACCTCCCTGACCACATGGCTGTTGAAGGCAACGAAGACGGTGGCACAGAGAGCAATCAGGACTCCGACGGTGATGTAGATCACCCAGACGACTCTGACGCAGTGCGCGAGGCCCGACGCAACCGTCGCCGAGCCAAGAAGGAGTACATCAAGCGTACCAACGAGGAAAAGGATCAGCGCCTTGGCCTGCTCCAGCGCCAGAATCAGGAGCTGATGGAGCGGCTGTCCGTCGTTGAGCGCAAGACCCATGGCGCGGATCTGGCCCGCTACGAGAAGGCCATGGAGGACGAGGAGTACCGTCTTCGCTACGCCCAGCAGAAGATGAAGGAGGCGACGGACAACTCCGACGGCGAGGCGTTTACCAAGGCCCAAGAGCTTTGGTACGACAGCCGCCGCAAGCTGGAGGCGATGCACAGCTACAAGGAGCAGGCGGCGAAATCTGGTTCAACAGAATCAGCGCCAGCCAATCCCAAGCTGGTTCGGCTGGCCAACAGTTGGATGGAGAAGAATTCTTGGTACGACCCCGAGGCGGGCGACGAGGATACTCAGATCGCCAAGGTGATTGACAACCGGCTGGTTGCAGAGGGTTGGGACCCCGCAACACCGGATTATTGGGACGAGCTTGACAATCGCTTGCAAAAGCGCTTGCCACACCGTTATACTAGAAATACTGACGAGCCTTCCAGAAGGAGTCCCCGAAGTGTGGTTACAGGATCGAGTCGTGAATCTTCCGGTCGCGTTAACGGCAACCAATTTGTTTTGGAACCTGAACAGGTCCGAGCAATGAAAGATGCCGGTTTTTGGGATGATCCCGAAAAACGCAACAAGATGATCAAGCGCTACGCGATCGAAGCCCGCAACAGAAGGAACTAAACATTATGGATTCTC